TTCCTCCATCACTTCAAGATTTTGTTCTAATGTTTCAACCATATCAGGACGTTCAATCATAACATCATAAATCATATCATCATCCTTAGTAGTAAATTGAATTACTGGAATTATTTTACGTTTGGTTTTGATGTTTTTAAGTGCAGTATCTACTATTACTTCAGATATAAATTTATTACCTCCAGCAAAGGCCTCGTTTAATTCCTCAGTAGTATTGAATTCTAAAGTATGTTTAAATTTCATATTTTATATTTATTTATACGTGAATATACGAAGTACATATGGGGTATCCTAGTTTTTAATGCATTATTTTAGAAATTATCTAAAAAATTACCTTTTAAGGGTTTACCTTTTAATTTTTGGTATTTCTCATCAGCCTTTAAGGTTTTAGTTGCTAATCTTTCTAAATGCTTTGATTTTTGGATGTCGTAGTCATCCATCAATTCTTTATGTTTTTTATTTTTCATTTGTTATTTTTATATCATCTTCTATAAACCCAGTCTGTACTTCTTCCGGTACCCATCTTGCGTTAAACGAAATGAATGGGAGTACGATTTTTAAATCTGCCCAACCCCAATCTTCCATTTATATTCTACTTACGTATTGATTTAAATCATCTCCGTCATCGTCATCTAACCCTAATTCTTTTAGACGTTGCAAATGGTAGTCATCTACTTCCCATTCAATCTTATCAGTTGTACCAAAATGTTCAGCTCCAGTTTCAATTTGTTTTACCTCTTTAGCGTTAAATATATCCCCAACTTGGAGGTAATAATGATTGTAACATAATAGCTGGACATTATCTAAATTGTAGTTGTTGGTGTTTTTATCTTTAAAATGTAATAGTAATGGAATTTTATAATCTAATACTCTACGTTCCTTAAATTTACATACAGCACATTCTTCTTGTATATAGCCTTGTTCTATTAAGGCGTACTTAAGTTTATTTGGGTTAAAAGATGAAGCTGCTATTCTACCTTCTATTATTTCAAGCATATGGGGCATCTTTTTAGGGCCCTTTAAAAATTTTGGGACACCTACACCTGCTTGGTTTTTATGAGATTCAAACAATTTATATAACTTAGCATACCTTTTATAGTGTTGGTAAGATACGTGTAAGTATCTTGCTGCCGCCATATTAGATAAGGTTCTAGCTTGAGCCCCTTCAATTTGTTCTTTAGATAAAGGTTTTGGTCTCATTATTTTTCTTTTGAATCTAGTATTTTAAAAGGTCCTTGTAAATTTTTATCATTCTCTATATCAGGTGTTGATTCATTATTAGTTTTGTTTAAACTAGATTCTACATCTTTACTGGATATATAAGATTTATATTCGTTGTCATTCATAATTATAGTTTCAACCCAAGTGTGATCACCTTCTCCCATTAAAACACTAATTCCTTTTTTGGCTTCATCCCCCATACCTGATTCTGAGCATTTGACGCAGAAAGTATAGTTGTATTTAGTTAACCTTAATTCAGGCATATCTTCACCACAAGTTCGACAAGGTATCATTTTTATATTCATATTTTTGTTTTATAATGTGTCATAATATTTATTTTGCTTTTCTTGACGTTTAATATCTTTAGGGTGATATAAAGCTAATTCTTCTTGAGAAGGTAAAAAAGCATATTCTTTATAACCATCTAATACTTCATGAACCTTATTCTTCCATTTGATTTCTGGTTTATTTTTCCAAATACGTCCTTGATAATCAGGCCAATTTACCCATCCTTTATCGTTTACATTCCATCTCCACTTACTAATATGTTCATCTGTTAATCCCTCTACAGTATTAACTCTAGGTACTAAATAAACCTCATTATCTGGATTTGTTTCAAGTATAATTGGGATATTTTGAATTAAAGATTCATTTGGTAATTCGTCAGCATCAATTTGAAAGATATAGTCTCCCTCACAATATTCTGTTAATTTATTTTTCCAATCAGCAAAGTGACCTTTAAAATCTAACCCCCTCCATGTTTGTACATTAGGTAGTTTATTAAACTTTAAAAGGTAACTCAATAATTCAGTATCTCCATTATTCTGGTCAAATAGGATAACTATTTCATCTTGAGGTCTTTTATATTTTAACAGGAATGGAACAAGTTTCTGTATTTCAAGAAACTCATTACATACTGTTATTGCATAACTTATTTTCATGTTTACGCTTCTGGGTTTTGTGGTAATGCCCCAATATAATCAAGAGCTTCTATATAGTCAAGTGGTCCGAAACGTTTTATTGAAGCCATATCGGTTTTGAAGTCCATTTTATGTTCCTTTTTTTCTTCTTCGTTTAGTTTTACAGCTAATACTGCGGACCAAGCCCACTCATCTGCACTTTTCCCTTCAGCGAACACCATACCAAGTTCAGCAATATTTACAGTATTTGGCAACCAAACTAAACCTGTATTTGTGTCTGTTTGTGCTAAGTCTTTATAAATTTCAGGTAATATTTCAAACTGTTCATTATAAAAATCAGTACCCGGGGTCATTAATGTATTAGTCCAAAAACCACAAGATAAACTTAAATATTGAGTTATTTCTTCATTTATTTCTATTTTGTAACATAGATCCCCTCCAGTTAATGGGCAGTTTATAATTTCATCGTATTGCATATTTTATAATTTAGGTGTTGTTAAATTTGGTAGAACTAATTTAGCTTCCGTTGGAAATAATGGAATATTAACATCCAATATTTTATCTACTAACTTTGCCATCTCTTTATAACTAAATTCATTTTTTATTTTATAAGCTTGTCTTTTACCCCCATCTGTATATTTTTTGTAATTAGTGTATACATCATATAGGGCTTTAATCGTTTCCTTAGTATTACATTGAAACCATTGAGATTCAGGTGTTAACCATTTATTAGCTGCACTTGCATGTACTTTTTCTAAACCACCCGGGATTACTTTAGTAAATTCCTTACTAATGAAATCAGTATGACCTGACCAACCAGATGATATTATTGGTTTTTTAGATGTACAAAATTCAGCTAAAGGTCTACCATATCCTTCTCCTTTAGTAAGACTAACCATAGCCTTTACCTTAGGGTGGTTATATAATTCATTCATATCAGAGTCACTTAATGACCCATTTAATACATAAATGTTAGGTAAAGAATCCGTTTTCAAAGTATGTGCTTTTTTTAATTTAGCAATTCTTTCTAAAATAGTTTCCCTACTTATGTAGCTATTTCTTCCTGTTCCTGTTTTTAAAATTAAGGCAGGTTTAATTTTCTTGTTTTTAAAGGTGTCAAAGAAATATTTAACTAGTAAACCTACATTTTTTCTATCATGTCCTAAGTCTCCTTCCATCCAATGTCCCACAAATAAGTAAGCAAATGATTCTTCAATTGAGGATAAATCTAACTTAACTTCTTTACTAGGTAAATGTTTATAAATATCTAAATTTACTCCTTCAAATACAACGTGTACTGGTTTTTCTAACTTAATTATACCTATAGGTTGGTTTGTGTTTTTATCTCTTTTTTCAAATTTAGAGTTATTAAATACTTCTTTACTGTGGTTAGATGAAACCCAGTTCATATCCATTCTATTTAAACCTTCTATCCAATCTGAAGCACATAGAGTACTTTCAATTCCTGCTGTACAACCAATGTTATAGGTTCCTACAGATTGGAATTCATTAGGAATTGTTATCTGCATCCAAATGTCTGGTTTTTTTTCTATCTTAGCTACAACATGAGTTAATAGAAACTCCCATTCCTTTTCATTAGCACAAAAACCAAATGGTGTATCTCCCCATCTTTGGCTTAATAGTTGGACGTCATATTTTTCTGTTTCAATTATAGACTTAACTATATCTCGACTACGTGCTCCATATCCAGAGTAGGTATCGAAAGGGCAACTTATTAAAAAAACTGGTTTGCTCATTAATATGTAATTTTATGGTTTAAATATTTTCCTTTTTGAGTTGTAGCATTTATTATCTCAAACTTTTCCCTTGGTACCCATCTTTCGAATAATTCTTCAAATGCTTCTATTACTCTTAGTGATTGATGATCTTGTGTAAAACCTGCTTCATCACTCATAGCCCACTCTCTACCTTTTAACCCTCTAGAAATTCTTTCATCCTTAGTTAAATTATATACTTCTTTTATTCTCTCACAAGCATCTTCCCAAGAACATCTATCATCATAGATATAAGGTGTTGGGGGAGAACCTTGGATTGAACGTGAAGTTGGGTAAACTGGGAATGCCCATTCACCATGTTTCTTATAAGTACCTTTATGGTTTGAAGGAATTTCAGGTGAGGGTGTAAACCACTCACCATTCTCATCTTCAAATCTCATTTGGTCTTGCATACCCCCTGTTGAGTTAGCAATAATCGGAGTACCAGATAGAATTGCTTCTGTTATTGTTAAACCCCAACCCTCATTAGAAGTTAATAATATTTGAACATCTGCTATGTTATATAAATAATTTAAATGTTCTCTTGATAGTTTACTAGTAGAAAATTTATAACAATCTTCATACCTTTCATCAAATAAATACTCAGCTACTTTTGCTAAATCAGTACCGTGTGGTGATACAATTTCTGTGTGTAAAAGAAGCCTACATTTTAAAGCTTTTTCATAAGGTAAAGAATCAAGGAAAGACCTAAAAGCCATCATAGTATCTGGTATTGATTTTCTACGAATATTTCTAGAATTAAAGAATACAACATATTCTACTTCTTTTCCCCCAAATAGTTGAGATTTAAATTCTTGAACCTTACTAAATTCTATATCACCATCATTAATAGGATAATATGCCTTATGGTCTAAACCGTGGGGGATATATTTAAATACTCTTTTACTATTATCACAGTCCTCTAAAACTAACTTATTAATGTTAACGGTTTGTTTAGAAATACCCATTAGTAAATCACAAGCCTCATAATAGGGTTGGTTATATCTAGGTGCAGGGTAATCATCCCATATGTTAAGATAAGTAATTGGAGCTATTTTCCTTAGCTGATCCTCCATATTAAAGATATGTTGAAAATATCTAGGGTCTGTAAATAACATTATAGCATCCGGCTTCTCAATATTAAATATGTTATTAATCTCTTGACTAGTACCATAGTTTTCTACAGCATATAAAATTACAGATGAATCTTCTATACCTGCTGCTTCATCCGTAGCTTTTGATAAATCTAACCTTTTACCTTTATCTGGGTGTGTAATAGCTCCTGCTACATTTACCCAATTAAAGTGGTGGGAAGTACCTATTATTATTTCTTTAGCGATTGTAGCAACACCTGAGTGTACTCTGATATCATCACACACTAACATAATTTTCTTCCTCTTATCCTTAGGAAGATGTTTAAAACTTTTATTCATGTTATTCCTATTTATAATTCTAAACTAGTTTGATTAGTAATTTGTTTACGAAAATCCTCATCTGTAAGATACAAAAATAAAGCGCGGTCGGCAAGCTTTTGGAAAGAAAACTTTCGTCTTACACATTCTATTTTAAAATTTTCAAATAAATCACTTTTTACTTTAACACTTGTTAGTGTATCTTTTTTCTTATCACTCATAATTGTTGTTTTTATTTCATTATACGTATATAATTATTCTAGTAGATTATACCTTCACCACAATGTTCTTTATCTTCCTTATAGGGACAGAACCTACAATTCCAGGCACTTACTTGTTTTGGGTATTCTTTATCTTTAATGGTTCCACTAGGATTAAAACATTCACTAATAAAATCATTAATAGCCTTTTTAGCTCTACCTAGTTTAATTTTCCCACTTGGTGGAGAAAATGTTTGGACTCTATATGCTTGGTAAGGTGACATTAACTTTTCATCGTCAATATCTAGTACTTTTCGTTTTAATATAAAAAATTCAATTTCAATCTTATCTAATGCTATACCATACTGTTCTGAGAAGTATTGTTTGTATAATAGTAATTGAAATTGTTTGTCTTCATTCTTCTTGTCTTGATCTCTCCAACCACGAGTACTGGTTTTAATATCGATTATCTTGAATGTTTCTGTTGCTTCGTGGTACATGACAACGTCTAAATACCCCATATATAATACGTTATTTAACGCCTTATTTGGCGCAATAACAATTGGTACCTCACAACCTACTAAACTATGCCCACGTTTTGAGAAATATCCACTTCTTTTCTTTTTAAACCAAGCCAAAATACCAATTCCATCATTATAAAATTCCCTCATTTCAGTAGCTGATGAGAAATGTTCGTTTTTATTGGTTTTATATGCCTTTTGGTATTCTGCTAAAAATTGTTCTTGAAATTCATCTTCTAAATCAAGTTTATCAGCATTAGCACCACTTGTTTCATACATTACGTCTAAATAGTGTTGAATTACGGTATGCATAGCTGTCCCAAAAGATAAATGTATTGAAACATTAGGTTTTCTTATCTTATCTTTATACTGAAGTTTCCAACGATGTTGGCATCCTCTGTAGATAGACATTTGGGAATATGATATATTCTTTTGGTATGCGAAGTTAATTGGAGTTGGAGGATTTCCTCTTATTTCCTTAACAATACTTGGTAATTTCTTAGCCATAACCTATTTTTTATTATTTCTTCCACTTATCTCTACCAACTAGTAAACCAATGATGCCGTAGTTAGCAATGTCTATAAAAGTATCTTCCATACCTTCGCCTTGAACATAATTTTTTCCATTAACCAATAAATTTCTTAAACGTGATATTTTATCAGTTAATCTAATGGCTAACCCAGTTAATGAGAATTTCTTATCATCGCTGTTATTAACGATATCTCCGCCTAATGTTATATTATTTAAACCATAGTCTAAATGTTTAGCCGCAAACATAACATACATTTCTTGTTGTATCTTAATAAATTCAACGCTTAAATCTGGGTATTCTTCCTCAAATTTATCTACTGCTGTTTTGTCTGGAATGAAACCACTAAAAGGCATTTTACCGCTTTTAGAATTCATAATTTCTCTATCGCTCATATCTTCGTGTTTTGTAACTGAACTACCCATTCATCATTAATTTTTTAGATGGTGTTTTATAATACAAATTTAGACAAGTAATTCTGTCATCGGCATCAACTAACATTGAAAGTGCTTCCTCAGCATTCTTATAATAATCCTCTGTTGAATGATCACCAATACCAACTCCTTTGTTACCTAATAAATCTAGTGATAGCAATGCTTTAGCTTTATCTGCTTCTGCAGATGTCATAAACATATTGTATAATTCTTTTGTCATTTTAATAATTGTTTAAGTTCTTTCTTTTCTATCCCCATACTTGTCAATATACGAATAATTTCACTGATATCCAATACTTCTATGTATTCTTTTGTTTCTTTTGATGAACACTCCCAATAGTTCCTTAAATATACTATTAATTCAGGGTTTGCCTTTTTTGTCTTTGATTTAACGTATTTATTCCATTTTTGATTTGTTGGAATATACTCTTTGTAAATATTATATATTTCCTTTTTATTTTGAGGTAAAATCGCTTGTGCTTCATTTACTATTTCTAAATAATTAGGATCCATAGATATAAACCTATGTACCATATAGCTATTCCAAATGTCCCAATCCTTTTCGTTAAAAGAGGATACGGGACGTTTGTTATAGTTTATTTCTTTAAGCCAGTCAAAGATGCTATTCATTTAGCAGAGTTCATCTTTAAGTTCTTCCCTTAATTCTACAGGAATACCTTCTCCTAATATTTTATTAGTTGTTGGGTCATAGAATACTGGGATTGGCATTATAGCATCATTATCTGTTCCTGCTATAAATTTTGAAATTCTTCTTAAAATTACCCCTGACATAAAGATGCTACTACCATCCTCGTTTTTAATTCCAGTAGTTGTTTTTAAATCAATTTGAGGTTGTGCTTGTGGTTGTTCCATTTTTTTATTATTTATTATTAATTAAATTTTGAATTAAACTCATTAGGTTGATTTCTTTATCTATTCTAAAATTAGCCTTATATTGGTGGTCGTTTATTAAAATAGCTGCTGTACCCTCTTTTCCAGGTAGAAATTTATCAGCATTATTATAAAAATATTTAAAAGCATCCTCAAAATCGTCAATGTTTGAATCCGCAATCGTTTGTCTAATAACTTTAAATGATGGTTTTGGTTTTAAAAGTTCCACCCCAATAACATCCAAATAGTTAGTAGAAATTGTTAAAGAGTCGTCTAACTCTAACTTCCCGTCTTTACTGCTTGTTTGAATCGTGTTAAGCATTTTACGTAAGTCTGGGTAGTATTGTTTTACAATTATACCAATGGCAGTAGGTTCGTATGTTATCGACTCTTGATCACAAATACTAGCTAAATGGATTGCTATTTCTTTTTTAGTGGGTGGTACTATTTTTAATACTTGACACCTTGATTGTAAAGGATCTATAATACGTTCTACATAATTACAAGTTAGGATAAACCTAGTTGTACGTGAAAACGTTTCTATAATATTTCTAAGGGATGCTTGTGCTTGAATAGTAAGAAAATCGGCTTCATCTAAAATAACTACCTTAATTGGTTCAAATGAGGCTACTGATGCGAAAGTTGCTACTTTATCTCTAATTGTCTCTATACCACGCTCATCAGAAGCGTTAATATACATATAATCACACTTTAGATTTTTGACAATTAATTTTGCTAAAGTAGTTTTTCCAGTTCCTGCTGGGCCAAATAATAGATAATTTTGAATATCGTTTTGTTCTAATTGTTTAGCTATTGATTTTTTTAAGTGAGGATTACCCACATAAGTATCAAGAGTTATAGGTCGATATTTTTCATTAAATAGTGTATTAGAGTCCGAACTCACCATAGATTGAATATTGTTTAATTGGTTCTGGTTTTACTTCTGATTCTGTTGTTGAGATTGCGTATAGTTCACTTTTTAAAGGGGCTAGTAAATAGTCTCCTTTAAATCCTGTTTTTACCATATATGCTTCTAAACAATCAGTTAATGTTTTATGTATAGGTCCGTCTGGTTCGTTTGCAACTAGTCTCCAACGATCTCCTGGTGCTTGTCTTCGAGCAATAAGAATATACTCATTTGTTATTATTTTTTCCATGATGTAAATATACGAAAAATAAATGGGGGAACCTAAATTCCCCCAATAAATTTACTTAGATTCTGCTACAGATGCTTTCTTGTAATCTGTAATTACTCTCTTAATTGCTTGTGCCGCCTTTCTAGCACGTCCTTGACTTGCTTTTGTGGTTCCTACATGCTCTTCTGCTAAAATGTTGAAGTTCTCTTCAATAATTTCAAAAATTTCTTGTTTGTTCATTCTTTTATTTATTTATTAATTATTAATTACTACATCATCCCCCCTGGTAAACTACCAGGTTCTGATGCTTTCTTTTCTTGTGTTAATGTACATTCTGTTAATAATACTGTTCCTGCTACAGAAGAAGCATTTTCTAATGCTAATCTTGTTACTTTAGTTGGATCAATAATACCAGCTTGTTTGAAATCTTCAATTACATCTGTTTTTAGGTTATATGACTCCCAAACTGTGTTTCCTTTAACTATATCACGAGCTAAAATACTAGATTCTGTTTTAGAAATTCCTGCGTTAGTTAAGATTTGTTCAAATGGTTTACCACATGCATCATAAACTATTTGAGCCCCAATACTATCCCCAGTGATTGATTCACGGGCAACTAATAATGCCTTTCCTCCCCCTGGTACAATACCTTCTTCAATAGCTGCCTTTGTAGCATGTAATGCATCATCAACTCTATCTTTTTTCTCTAACATCTCTGTTTCAGTATTACCACCAACATGAACAATAGCTACCCCACCAACAAATTTTGCTAGTCTATTTTGTAGTTGTTCTTTTTCGTAAGGTGATTTTGCCTTATTGATTTGTGTTTGTAATTCTTCAACACGTCCTTCAATATTTTCGATACTTCCTTTACCATCTACTATTGTTGTTTCCTCTTTGGTTACTGTTACATTTCGTGCCTCACCAAACCAATCCCAACTAAATTTATCAAGTTTCATTCCTTTATCTTTACTGAATACTTGACCTCCAGTTGTAACAGCAATGTCTTCTAAAACTAATTTTCTCTTATCTCCAAATTCTGGGGCTTTTACAGCACATACGTTAACTGTCCCTCTCATTTTATTTACTATCAAGGTAGCTAATGCTTCATTATCAATATCTTCAGCGATAATTAATAATGATTTTCCTTGTGATGATACTGCTTCTAAAATTGGTAATAATTCCTTAACAGTATTTAATCTATGATCCATAATTAGGATAGCAGGATTTTCTAAGAAAGCCGACATTGTATTGTTGTCAGTAACAAAATATGGAGATTTAAAACCTCTATCAAATTGCATTCCTTCTACTGTTTCAAGATAAGTATCTCCAGTTTTTGATTCAGCTATATGAACTACACCTTCTAACCCTACTTTATCAATTGCTTGGGCAATTAATTTCCCAGTTTCTGTGTCGTTGTTTGCAGATATTGAAGCAATTTGTTCTAGTTGACCTTCAGCTGATATATCTTCTGCTATGTTTTCTCTTAATGCATTTACAACCTCTTTAGTTGCTCTATCGATTTGTCTTTTAATCTCTACGGCGTTTTTTCCACTATCTAAGTGACTTAAACCTAAAGTAATCATATCGCGTGCTAGCAAAGTTGATGTGGTAGTACCATCACCCACTTTATCGGCTGTTTTAACTGCTGCTTGTCTTATTAATAATGTTCCTAATTCTTCACTAGGATCACTTAGTACAAAAGACTTAGCTACTGTTACACCATCCTTTGTTGATTGTGGTGGTTCCATACTACCCTTAAAAATAACAACATTTCTACCGTTTGGTCCTAATGTTGATACAACGGCATCTGCTAATTTATCAATACCAATTTTTAATTTAGTTCTAGCTTCCTTACCGTATAATATTTCGTTTTGCATAATTTTTTATTTTCCTTCTTCTGTTAATATTTCTTCTACCTTAGCTAATACTTGATTTTCAGGACCAATGTAATATTCTTCACCTTCAAATGGAAGCTTTGTAAATCCTTGTGTTGGTAGAACTACTTTATCCCCAATTTTTACTTGTGGTACTAACATTACTCCACTGATAGTGTATCTACCAGGACCTACAGCGATAACTTCACCAAAGGTATTTGTGTCTTTCCCCATGTCTGGGACAATAATGTTACCATAAACCGTTTCTTCAGTTTCAATGGGTTTAACGATAACTGCATCATAAAATGCTACTAACTCTCTCATCTACGTATTGTTTTAAATTATTACTCATTTGTTTGTAATTGTTGATATATTCTTCTAGACTACTAAAATTCCCAGTATCTGATTTTAGAGATGCTATTTTCATTAAGGCTTGTTCCATTCTGGGGTAATAGTATAGAGACTTTTCATAAGTCTTAGCAGTTCCCTCTTTAGCTCTAAAGTGGTTAGCATCTGATGTTACATTTTGTTTTACTGCATAACTATACTCATCTTTAGTGATGAAATAAGGTTCCAGTAAAGGATCAGAAATAGTGGTAATTGATTTACGTTTTGTAGTCATATAACTGTTTTTATATTAGACGTGAATATACGAATAATATTGCGCTAGGACACGCTTTTTTGGTAAAACTTTTATTTTATTATAATTATTTTTGCTTTTTTAGATTCCGCGACTGGGATAAATAAATGGAGCAAACCATTTTTCATTTTTGCTTCTAATTTATCGAGTTCGAATTTAGCTGCTACTTTATAACCTAAATTAAAAGATCGTTTAGATAATCCTTTATAGATGTATCCTGTATAATCTTCTTCTTCAGTTGGTTTATCGTAGATAATTTTTAAAAGATCCCCATCAATTTCTAATTGAATATCTTTTTTAGTTAGACCAGTACAGGCAACTTCAAAATGAAGCCCTTCATCGTCATAGTAAATATCTAGTGGGTGTGATTGTTTGCTTTCAAACGTAGTTGGTTGGAAAACGCCGTCTGCCTTGAAAAGGTTACGGAATAGTAAGTCGAACGGTGAACGTTCATTGGTTAATGTACTCATATCATTTAGTTTTGTGAGGCCGAAGCTCTCGGTTTATTTTTGTGAATATAACTGCGCGCCCTAGCTGCTGCAATATTAAATTCTATTATACGTATATAAAATTATTTCTTTGTATCAAAAAAGAATACTTGTGTTAACCTTGCGGTACTTACATCATGACCAAAATAAACAGGAGCAGCGTGACATAAGTTGGCATCCCAAATTACTAGTCTATTAAACACATTTCCTACCTTATCAACTTCAGAATATGGAGTTGAGTCTACAAAAGTATTTCCTTCGAATAATTTTAAATCTTCAGAATCATGTCTCGCTCCTGTTTTTGTATAAGCGTAGAATGAGGTACCCGCCTCGTAAGGTGCATTAGGGTTAAGATATATAGCACCCGCCCACATCTGATTATCAGCATGATATACAGCACTTATTCCTGCTTTATGAGATTGAAATCTCCCATTCATAGAATAATCTTCCCATTTTGTAATTTCTTTTCCTATAACCTCTTCAAAAAGTTCTTTTAAACCATCATAAAAATGTTGTTTTCTAGTTCTTAAACCTAAATACCCTTCATCATCATAAAACCATTGACTTAAGGCATAATCTCTAACTTTATGGGGGTCTTCAAATACATTATCAACTACAAAAAATCTTTTAGTAGTGGTTTTGCTTAGTGGAAATTCATTTGTTCTCCTAAACCCAAAATCTCCTTTAGGGTCGCTGTCTGAAAAATTAATCTGTTCTTTCATTTCTTGCTATATAGTAAGTGCTTGATATATTATCAGATACAAATTCTAGTTTTACCATTCCCCTATCTGATAGTTTAAGGGTAGATGTTGTCATTTCTTTGTTTGAGTTCAATATTTCTTTAAATAAGTTAGCATCAAAAGGTATTGGGGTACCTAATAAACCTTTATCAATTTTACCTTGAATCTTGTATTGGATTTTATTTGAATAATTATTCCCATCACCGAATGTAAATTCACTTATTATATCCCCATCCTCATTATTAACAGCATTAAGGGTAAAGTAATTATAATCAGCTAGTGCATTTTTTGCTTTAATTAAACTATCCATATCAACCGTAGTTAAATCTAATTCCATCTCCCAAGTTTCAGGATCATTATAAAATTTTATTTTAGGGATAATTAAAGGATCAGATAATGAGTAACTAACATCAAACCCTAAATCCGCAATATTTAATTTTTGAGATAATGCCCCCTGTGTTTCACAGGTAACAAGTAACTCCCCACTAGTAATAGATATTAGTTTACTAAGTTTATTTGTATCAAAAACACCCAATTCACTATCGGGTAATTCGAAGTCTTTTAACTCTACCTTACAGGCACGTCCTGATTCCCCAGCAAATACTGTTAAGGTATTATCTTTGATTCTCCATTTTACTTGGTTAAATCTTCCATTTAAGTAATACTTTGAAATAAATGAAGCTAATAGGTTTTTATTTATCATAGTTGTAATATACGAAGTTATTTTTATATTTCAAAAGAATCTAAAGCATTTACGTAAGGGTTTATATCAAAACTCCACTGTAAATCGCTAAAGAAACCTTCTAGTTTGTTTAAGAGTATAGACTCAAATATCATATTTCTGTCTGCAAATTTTGCTAAGAAGTCTTCTATTTTTTTAGGCATATCATATTCTAAAAAGGCAAGCGCTTCAATCTTGTATGGGTTGTCTTTTAGATATACCCATTTAATTTTATCCGCATCTGTAATTAAATTGTGACTTCTATCTAATTCCCAAAATCTTAGTAAATCATTGTACTTAATAGACGCCCTAACTGAGGCTGGTGCTCCTTGTTTTCTATTTACACCAGGAGTCGTACTTGCTACTTGTATTATTTCTGTAAAAATCTCCCCTGCTCTTGGTTTACGGCCTGAGTATTTCCCTATTTTTTTAACGGATGTTGGGTTTCCTAGTTGTGATAATGAAATAGTACCATCTAATATTTTTTTCTTAAATACCTTTACCTGTGAGATTATTACATCTTTTTGTTCACCCTTTAATACTTGATGTAGTATTTTATTAAAAAATTCCCCTAATATTGGTGGGAAATTAGCTTTCATAAATTCTAACCCTTTAATATCTAATGATTCTTTTGCAATACCTTCTACTTTTGTAATCCACTGAGCATACCTTCGTGTGTTTCTAAAATAGGCTGAACGGATAACAGCCTCAGTCTTCATTTCTAGTCTATGGGATTCAACGTTGAAACATTCTTTTGCTAATTTATCATAGTGCTCTGTAATGATATCTTGGTATTTTAATGCTACTTTTTCTAATATATTATCCTTTTCAGTACCTTCGAATTCTTCAAAGTTAGGATATAAATGTAACAATAAGGGTTCAGCATTAAAGTAATTAGAGTCGGTGTCGACGTAAGCACAATAGTTAACATCACCATCATCACAAATAAACCAAGGTGTTTCTTCTAAATATTTCATTAATATTCTTTGTATGATTTTTCTTCTATTAAACCTGATGATGTTAAAATATTAATTAATTTTTTAACTTCACATCTCTTATCATTGGCAATATACACAGAACGAGCTAGTTCTACAAATTCTTTATCAAATATTTTTTCACGTTCGCAGTCTCTAATCCAATCCTCTATATCCCAAAGTTGGCTATTAATATGTGATAATTCAAGATAATGGTTTTGGAGTTGACCATCATGGTTTTCAAATAGTTCTTTAGCTAAAGGGTTTAAGGTATTAAATTCTTTGTGGATATTGACTAATTTTTCTTTATCCTCAATCATTTCCATTTTTATTTCTAAAATTGAAATTTTATCTAATAATTCTCCGTTTGATACTTCTATTAACATATGTTTAGTTTTAAAATGTTCTTTCTCCTGGGGTTTTGGCTACTGTTTTTGGTCTTTCTCCTTTAGAATCTACATCATTTCTTTCATCAAGGGTTACATTATACTTAACTCCAGCCACTTTAAACTCACCACCCTGTTTTATCATTTTTTTAAAAAAGTTTATTTGGGGTTCAGACCAACTTTCACTTCTTAAAATTAATTCCTCTTTGGGGATTGTTATACCTTCAGAGGTAATATGTTGGTTTTTTCTAATAGATTGTTTTTTAAGTGCCATAATATTATGTGATTTATGCGCATTTTACGCGCGTTTAACGCATTACCTCTTGGTTTGCGCGGGTTTATATGTTTAACGATTCTTTAAATTCTTTTGATAACTCACCACTTCGCATAATTTTATTCATATGTCGATTTGCTGCTAATGCACTTTCTTGTATAATCCGGTGACCTGATAATGTAATAGATTCACTTAAAATAGCATAATTCATACCATATCTAAATGAAGGTAGAGCAGTTGCACCATACAAACTATTTAATAAAATTTTCATTGTATATTGCATCAAGTGGTAGTGTTCTCCTCCTTCTTTATCTCCTGATTTATATGCATCTTTCATTTTATTCTTATACATAACCCTTTCTGTAAACCATTTATTTAAAATAGTAGATAGTACTGATTCTTTACCTGTGGAGAAAAAAGCACCATTTGCTGCTACGGCATATTTACCTTTTTTAACTGCTTTAATAATTTTACCTACCTCCCAACGTTGTTGGATACCTGCTGTAGTTTCAAATATTAAGGGTTGTGTTGGATCCATAGCTAACAAATCATTTAATCCTAAACGATTGTTTCTATCTCCCCCCTCACTTGGGTCTATAATTCTACCAACATATGTTTCTTTACCTATATTAATAGTCATTATAATTGAAGGATATAGTGATGTTAAATCTTCATCAAACATATACTTGTATAAACCTGCTGTAGGGCAAAATAACCAACCACCTGCATACCCTTGTTTCTTCTGTGGGTTTCTTTCTTTATTATTTGGTATAATACCTTGGGATAACAAGTAAGCTGAAATTGCTCCGTCTTGGGTTACACTATTAAAATATACTTCACTATAATTGTGTTTACCCTTATGGGAAATATTTTTTGTTAGTGCAAGGTATTGTAGTTTTTCATCTAATAGTTTTAGGATTTCTACATCTCGAAAGTTATATTCAACAAACTTATTGATATCATCCTCATATAAGTCATTTAAGTTACCATCATATTCGATCTTTTTTACCCCAGTATATTTGTCCCCAATAGCATCTAGTTTCCAACTTGGTTCATCCTTCCAACTATATTTCTTATGTAAGCGAATGTAATCTAAAGACTCAATACCTTTAATCTCAATAAACATATTAGATTTATAAAAGTATTGACTATATTTTTTAGAAGTAACTGGTTCGTTTATAATACCATAAAGGGGAGACATTTGATCCGCAACGTCTTTACCACAGACATTACAAATTCTATAATAAGTGTAAGGGTTATCAAAGTAATCACTATTATACCCAATCAAAATATCGGGTCTGATGTCTTGTATAATACCAACCCAATACATTAATAATTCAGCTTCAGTTTTAAAAGGTAAAACAACTTTTCCTTCTGTTTGTTTTGGTACTTTACCTTTAGGATCTAAAATTAAACACCCCCAACTATCCGACTGTTTGTGCCAAAATGCTATTGAGGTAATAGGCATAGGGGCACTTGCTATATAATCTTCGGTTAATGCACCTCCTATCTCACATTCAATATCATAAAATAATTCCTGATGTCCAGTTGATGGTTTATCATCAGTTCCATATTGTTCAATAAGGAATTTTTGATGGGTATTCATATCGTGGAAATGTAAGTTTGGTGTATTTTTTTCGGGTCTATTCCTGTTAAAAAACCATTTAGAAGTTGGTCTTAAGTTTTCACCATTAATCCCCTGGCAAGTATAGCTGTTATCATCTTCGACATAAGCTATATCTTCGTAAGGGACAACCTTATGTTCACCATCTGATTCCCACAAATGCATTTCCCATAAGTTGGTACCTAATTTTTTACCTTTATAACATTTTTTATACATATAACCCTTTTATTTATGTAAATATACGAAGGCTCCCTACAGGAGCCTAAGTTTTATATAATTGTTTCTGCTAGATAATTTTTAGCTAATTCATCAGTTGTAAAGAACTGGGTTAAATCAGGTCTGAAGTAATTTATATTTTTCATTACCTTCCTATCCCTTGTTCTATATACAACCCAATAATCACCTACTTTTTCAAGATGGCATGGCTCAGCTTGTTCTTTAGAGCGGAGGGTGATAGTCTCCAAGGCTTCTTCTTCAGTCTTACAAGATTTTGACATATTACTTGCTTGTACTTCTTGATACGCGGGCCATATCTTATCCTTAAGACCATGTAACATAGTACCGTTCCCAGTGGTAACATAAGTAAGGTCACACAAAGCATCCAAAATTTCCACGATGTCTCCGTTTTCGCAAGCTTGTCTATATTCTTCAAGTTCCTCAAGTACAAAGTCGTATACAAATTGCCACTCTTTCTTTTCGGGTATGGTTGGTTCATAAGCATTTGGTTTACCGAATGTTTGATTAAATATTTCTACTTCATTAACAAAAGGCACGTCTGCGGATTTTGGTAAGTTTTTAAAACCAAAATCTAATTTTGTTTGTTTTCCCATTAGGCAATTATCTTAATAATTTTAGTTTTTGCTATTTTAGTAATTGAAAAATTACTTTCTCCTTCAAAATCTTTAAATACTTTTGCTTCTGCGTCTGTTGGTGAGACAGCATCTACTAAATATTTTTCTGTTACTTTTTGGATTTTACCACTTTCATGTTCAATTGTTAACTTTACGTCTACTTGCCAATAATTCATAATTTATTTATTTAGTTTATTAGTATTTGTTTTGGGCATTGTTAACCCACCTATTAAATTTAAATCATCTCTTTCGTCCTGTCTTTCATCAGGTTCGTTTGCTAATAACTCATTAGCCATTTCTAACCACTCGGGTATATCTAATTGTTCTTTACTTGTTGGGTTTACTAAATAATCTTGAATGGGTTTTGAATCGCTCATTTCCCATGGGTAAATAATCCACTCATCTCCTTCATGTATTTCAGACCATATATTAGGTTGAAAACATGATGTGTGAGGTTTATAATGTAGTACTGCTGTCCAAACACCTGGGGCTTTTTCTAATGTAACTCCTGAATCACATATATCATCAACTACTAGAGTATTAGGTAATACAACATCAGTATAAGGTAAACCTAATTTATGTGATATTAACACTGCTGGGATTAATCCTCCTCTAGCAATACCATGAACTGAATCTATGTTAGGTTGATCATGTCGAATTTTATTACATATATCATCAACCGCATCATTTACATCATCCCAACTTAAAAATATTTTGTTATCTGTTTTTAATGCCATAGTTTATATATTATGTCCCCCGTTATTAATTTTGATTGAATCAAAATATTCCTTACGAGCTAAGTTAGTATTATCTTTAAATACACCTGATGCTTTAGTTGTAATCATTGAAGCACCTTGATGTTTTACACCTCTACAACTTACACAATTATGTCCTGCTACTACCGTTACAATTACACCTTTATTACCCTCAGTAATTTTTTCTACTGCATTATGAATAGCGGATGTTAATTGTTCTTGTATCGCTCCTCTTCTACCAAATAACTCTACAATTCTATTTAATTTAGATAAACCAATTACTTGACCATCTTCTCCTGCTATGTAACCAATATGAACAACACCATCTATTGTTTGATGATGATGAGAACACATTGAAGTTAATGGTATATTACGTTCTATAATAATACCATCATAACCATCTGATGGGAATGAAGTAATTGGAGACATTTGCGTGTATCTACCGGCCCATAAATCATTAACATATGCTTTAGCAACACGTTTAGGTGTTTCAGCTGAATTTGGGTCATTTTTCCAGTCACATCTTAATGCATCTAAAAACTTACCAAATGCTTCCGCCGCATCTTCAATCATTGCTAATTTTTGTTCATCATTAAATGGGAATCCGGGTGCAACACCATTTGCGAATCCCTCTTGTACCACCTCTAATTGTTCGTGGAGTTTTCTGCGTTTATTTTCTGACATATAACTTAATTTTAATTTTAATTCTTTGTAACCATAACCTAAATATAAATATATTCATCAGGATTTGGTTTTTAATTTTTTTCATTTATGAATTCTTCTATTTTATCGATTAAGACTAACACCTCGTCTGGTTCCATAGTTATAGCACAACAGACGGTGATGTTATCTCTTATTTCCTCCAATATACGAAGAGCTTCTTGCTTATCCACTAAACCTCTCTTTGGGATTCAAAAGCTATGATGTGAGGACGCCAAGTCATTCTGTAACCGTTATCCCTTACCCAATCAAATACCAAAGGGTAAGATTTAAATAATCCTTCTCTTGAATCACCTGCAGGCATAAACCATACTTTATCTTGAGGTATATCCATAACTTTAATAAAAATTAGAATTTCTTCTAATGCCTTTTCATCTTTACCATCCCATACAGGTTTGATGTGGTAATCTGGGTGGTAAGACATCATGTTAGACATAGCTGTATAATTAAGTCTAAGCTTATTATGTCTATCAATCATTTTTTGGTCTGTGATAGCACCTTGAGGTGTTTCTACCCCAAGAACTGGAACAGAATTAGAAAACTTAGGGCTAATAGATAACAAATGAATAGGATAGTCAGTGGGGAGAAAATGAGATCCCTCAGTTTCGATAGTAATAAATATACCATTCTCATGTGCAAAATGTGTTAATTCATTTACTAAAGCGGGGTGCATAGTAGGTGAACCACCTGTAAGCATCATCTCCTTTATATGAGGATTATCTTCATATGCTTTAATAATGTCTTTAAAATTAAAATGTCCTTTTTCTGGATGGATTGAAGTATACCAGGAGTCACACCACCCACCAGCTCCAAAATAGCACCTATGAGTACATCCTGTAGTTCTTACAACTACTGTTGGATATCCTGCTCTTGAACCCTCGGATTGTACAGCTGTGTAAATTTCTACAATAGGTAAATTCTTTTCGTAGTCTTCTATTCTTTTTAATTGTTTATGTTCCATAAATTTTTTTAAGTGGTTGTTTATTCACTATTATACTAATCTTCTACGTAATAGGCAGCATTTTTACCATGCTCCATAAATTTAACTTTAATAACTTTTACACGATTAAATGTTTCTGCTTTAACAAATACATTTAATTTATCATAAATATACTTAGCAAAACTTTCTGCTCCCGTAGCAGGGATTATTCTTACTTGTGCTACACCTACGGCATCCATTTGTTTAAAGGCTTCTAAGTCTGGGTCATCTTCGGCTATAATCATAGTATGATCAAACATATGATCCATCCATATCTTAGGTTGTTTACCATCAATTAAGGTCTTAGCCCTTTTCATTCCTCCGAAATCCCAGACCCAATTACGATCATCTAATTCACCTTCGAAGTAAACCTTAAATGAAATACCATATCCATGTACAAATCTACAATGTGTGTTTTCTGCTTTCCATTGACGAAACACTGTACTAAAACCGTCAAATACTTTACTTGATTGAAATTTACCCATTATACCAGTTTTGAATTTTATCTAAAGGATTATTACCTACTAACCTACTAACTTCATTACCATTACCATCTACTTTTACTAAAGTAGGAACATTTCTAATTCCATATTTTGTTGATAAATTTTGATCTTCATCTACATTAACTTTTTGAAATGGTAAACCACTTCTTTCCATTGTTGGTCCTAGCGCTTTACAGGGGTTACACCAAGGCGCTGAAAAATAATAAATTTTGCTCATATTTAATTTTTAATTGTTATACTAATTCTTCTCCTATTCCTATTATTTCACTCAATATAAGTAAAATAACTGCGATATCCAAGCTATACCACAAAGCTCCGTAACCTAAGAGACGGATTGCAGATTTAATAAATGAAATTTGTTGATGTTTTTTTGCATCAGGTAGTTCTTGTTTTTTCATAACTTTTTAATTTTAGTTGTCTCACTAGGACTCGAACCTAGACTAACAGTACCAAAAACTGTAGTGCTACCAATTACACCATGCGACATTTAGCGGAGAGGACAGGATTCGAACCTGCAAAGCTTTTACACCCGACGGATTTCAAATCCGTTTGACAACCATTGTCCACCTTTCCTATTAAATTTAAATATTACTAAACAACTCCCGAACATTGTCAGCGGACCAAGGATATCTCTGCATTGATATTTGGCTTACTACTCTTACGAGTTAATAATATTAAAATTGATAATGGGGTACACCCACATTTAATGTACCCTAACTCAACGACCTCTGCAGTTGTGAATCTGT